TCACGCCTCCTTGCGTTCGTTGCCGCGCCGTTCCGTGTCGGCGGGCTTGTCCTTGTTCTTGCAACATCCTGAATCGCAGTGGTCGAGAGCCGCGATCGGCGCCGCGATCTCAGCCGGCAACGTCATGACCGGTCCGCGGGGCGCGACGATCGGGCCGGCCGAGTTCATCGAGAGCTCGTGAGCCGGGCGGCCGGCGCACTGCTCCAGCCGTTCGCGCAGTAGATGGCGGATGATCCTCGCCTCCGGCGGAGCATTGCTCGGGTCCACCGTGAAGTTGCCGGTCTTCGGCAGCTTCCAGCCGGCGTCGAGCTTGGAGAACAGGTTCACGATCGCCGGGTCGCGCTCGATCAGCCAGCGGCGCAGCTCGGTCTCGCTCGTGCCGTCGAGCAGCTCGACCGCGCGGGCGAGCACGTAGTCGCATGCCAGCAGACCCAGCTCGTCGTCCGGGCAGTAAGCCGTCAGGTGGACCCGCTTCGGGCCGACGTTGATTGATACGACCGGCATTCCATGCACTCCCTTGCGGCGCCATCAACGCAGGCGGCTGCCTCGTGCTGCCTGTGCGTTACTGGTCTCCGACGCCTCCAAACACCAGCCGGCGCTCCCACATCCAGCGAATCTCCGTCTGCCACGACGCAGAGGCGAACGCGACCAGGGCTTCCAGTTCCTCGAACCGCGTCGCGCCCGGGTCGCGGTTCTCGCCGCCGATGTGGACCGAGCCGACGTTGGGCGCGCCCGTCGCCTTCGCCAGGTCCTGCGCCAGCCGGCGGCAGCGGCCGTAGACGTTCGCGTCGAGCATGATGTAGACCATGCGGTAGAGCGGGATCGCGTTCGTGACGTACGCAAGCTGCTCGCTCGTCGGCAGCGAACCGAAGAACGCTGTCGCGACTGACGCGTTGCCCGGCTGCATGGCGGCGGTGACCATCAACGCGTCGAACGGGCCCTCGACTACGAACAGCGTGTCGCCGCCGGCGAGCACGCGGTCGGGCTCGTAGATCACGACCTTGTGCCCGCCCTCGACCGGGTGACTGAGCCAGCGCTTGCGCTGCTTCGCGTCGATCGCCCGGGCCGTGTAGCCCAGGTCGAGGCCGGACTCGCGGACCGGGAACACGACGCGCCGCTCCTGCTCGTCGTAGCGCAGGTCGAATAGAGGGATGAGCGCATCCAGGCGATCGGACGGCACGCCGCGGCTGAGCAGATAGTCGTAGCCGTCGGCGGTGACGCCGCTCGGCGCGAGCACGGGCAGTTCCTTCAGATCACGCATTGGCCGGCCCCAGTCCAGGTTTCGCAGGGGCAATCGTGCATCCACGTCGCCGGGTCTTTCGTCAGGTCGTAGTTCCGCAGGCGCGGCACGCCGCGGCCGTCGTACGGCGGCAGATTGCCGTTGCGGCCGGTGAAGTTGCGGTACGGCCGGCCGCTGCCGTCGAGGTTGAGGTCGACCGCGACCCACGCCGCGTCACCCTTGCACACCGGGAAGTCGCCCAGGGAGCACTGGCAGATGTGACCCGTGCAGCACGCGCTGCCGTTCCAGGCCGAGAAGCAGCCGCTCAGCGCATCGACGAACTGCGCGCACAGCGGGTCGCCGTTGAGGTCGTGATAGCCGTAGCCCGGGATTTCCGGCGGCAGCGCCAGCGTGTCGCCGAAGGAGCAGTCCGAGCTGCAACCCGGCATACCCGAGCAGCCCGGATACCAGCTCGGCACGAGGCCTTCCCAGTAGATGCCCGTGACCTCGCTGAACCAGAGACCGTGGTCAGGCCCGCCTGGAAAAGTGTCGCCGCAGCCGTACATGTCCCCGAGGCAGTTGCCGCTGAACTCGTTGCCCGGCGGCCCGGTCGCCTTGCCCCACAGGCCCGAGCAGTCCATGCCGTGACACCACTCGTGGTCGAGGCGGTTCTTCTTGTACTGCCCGCCGTGGTCGTCGTCCCAGCCGGCATTGCACTCGCCCGGCGTGCAGGCGAAGTACGAGTAGCCCTCGACGCGCCGCACGCAGTGGTAGCCCTTGTGCGGGTCGGTCACGCACTGCTGCGTCTGCCAGTCCCAGCTCCTGCAGCCCTTCTCGTCACGGTGGTAACCGCAGCCGGGCGAGCCTTCGCCGCCGAACGGGCCGAACGGGTCGTAGCCGTCGCAGACGGTGTCCTCCCAGTAGCCGCGATCGCACGGGCAGTCGGGGTTGCCCTCGGGCGAGTACTGCGAGTAGCCGCTCTTGCGGCTCATCATGTGGCACTTGGCCTGTGAGCAGTTCTGCATGCACTCCTGCCACGTCGGCGTCGGCCAGGTCTCGCACGTGTCGGGGTACTCGGTCCACTGGTCGTCGTAGCCCGGCCCCCACTGGTGATACCAGTAGCCCAGCACGTGGTTGTACGGCCAGCAGGCCTCGGCGTTGGCGCAGCACTTCTCGCAGCCGATGCGCCACTCCGCCCCGCTCGTGCCGTAGCAGTCGGTGTAGTTCAGCGCGTAGTGGTAGCCGCAGTCCTTGCCCATGAACTGGCCGGGCGTGCGCTTGCGCGTGCAGGTGCCGATCGAGGTCCACACGCCGTTGTCGATCAGGTAATCGACCGCGTCGATGATCTCCCGGATGTGGACCGCCTCGATCACGTCACCGGCGCGCAGGCCCCAGGACGGGTACTTGGCCCACACCCGCGCGTTCTCGTCCCAGTTTTGCTTGTACATCAGCACGAACGTGCCAGGCGCCGTGCCCCACGAGTAGCCGCCGCCGTAATACGGGTTGTCGAAGTGCAGGTCGTCGGTGTAGAGCATGTTGATGCCGCGCCAGGTCTTGCGGGCGGCCTGGCTGCCGGCCTGGTCGTCGCGGTTGTGCAGCGGGCGGCTGTCGAGCGGGCCGGCCTTGCCGCCGGTCATGTAGTGCGGGTGGACGCTGCTGCCCGACCAGCGGAACTTGATCGGCATCGGCACGCAGCACAGGCCGTGGTCGCCGCCGCGGAAGCGCGGGTTGTGGTGGAACACGTCGCTGCGGTCGTCGGTCTCGGCGCAGGTGTCGTACTCGCCGGTGCAGCAGTCGCCGCCGAACCAGCTCAGCACGAAGCGGGCCATGTTGACCAGCTCGGGCTGGATTCGTTCCGAGCCGTCGAACTGGTAGTAGTCCGTGCCGCGCCGCACATCGACGCCGCCGTAGCTGTCGAGCATCTCCGGCAGGCCGTAGATGTACGGGTTGAAGTGCGTGTACCACTGGAGGTAGTAGGCATCGGCATCTGACGGCGGCGATTCATCGCCGGGGTCGAACCTGGTGATGTCCGGGTTCTGCGGATTGGGGTCGTCGTAGAAGTAGCGGAGGTACCAGCGGAACTCGGTCCCGTGCGGCTGGGCCTCGAACGTCGCGCTGTACGTGTCGCCTGCGGGCGTCATCGTCATCGCGTCCCAACCCGACCACGAGCTGCCCGGCAGCCGGCGCTTCCACCAGAGTTGCACGTTTGTGGGCGTCTGCACGCCGCCGGGCTTGGTCCAGCGGAACGTAACGGCCTGGCCGTCCTTCTCCTCATACCCGACGCCATCCGTGCGGCCCGGCTGCGTTGCACCGAACCAGCCGTAACCCTCAGGGTCGAACGGCTCGCTGGCGAAGTCGCGGCTGACACTCCCGATTGGGAAGTACGTGCGGTCGTGCATGCCGTTGACGAATTGGTACGCCGGGTCGCCCGAGCGCGAGCGGATCGGCACTTCGGGCCGCGGCATCGGGCAGCACGGCGGCGACTCGCCCAGCGCGGCGTACTCCTTGCCGCTCTCCTGGTAGTCCCAGCACTGGCCCTCGGGTCCGCAGCCGTAGACGCCGCCGAAGTCAAGCAACCGGCGTTCCCAGGTCTCCGGCCCCCACAGGCAGCGCGGGTGCTGCCGGTCGTACCACTGGCGCTTGACCCAACTGTTGCCGTTCCAGTGGGCGTGCGGGCGCGAGCCGAAGACGGCGTAAAGCAGGCCTTCGAGCTTCTCCAGCGCCAGCGCGAATTTCCCGCCCAGCGTGTCCTCCCAGTTGATCTCGCCCGGGCCGGCCGGCGGTGAGCCTTTCGGTAGCACTTTCACTCCCGGCGGATGCAGGTCGGACCATTTGAGCTGCGCCGGGTACTGCCCGCCGGGCGAGGCAAAACCCTCCTCGCCGTGCGAGTGCGTGCCGTACAGGGCGTGCTGGTCGCTGGTGATGTCGACGAACGGCATCAGACGCCCTCCAGCTCGAAGCGCACCTTCGCCGGCACGCGCAGCGTGTCCCCGTTCGGCACGTTGACCGGCGGCGTGATCGGCGTGACCCACATCAGCTCTTCGGCGCCGCCGACGGTGCCGTAGATCGCAAGGCCGCCGAACGGCCCAACCGCGCCGCCGGTCGAGTTGAGCCACTGCGGCGTGTTGCTCGACTCGACGCGCGGCGGCGGGCCGGCGACGTAGGACCAAGACGAGAGCGCGACCGCGCCCAAGTCGGCGTGGAAGTGCGGCTCGATCTCGGCGTACGTCGTGCGGCGGGTGATCCTCGGCGCGCTGCTCAGCAGCGGCCGGCAGCAGATCACGTCGTAGCGGCTGCCGGTCTTCTGGAACGCATACTTTGCAAAGCGCAGCGCGAAGTCGCGCGTCACGCGCGTTCCGAAGATGCGCGCCTGGTAGCGCACGTGCAGGCTCGTGCCCGGACGCAGCAGCACCGGCGCGCGGAACCCGGCCGCCGCGACCAGCTTGCTGCGGCTCGAATCCGCCAGGAACGCCAGCGTGATCGGGAAGCCCCCGATCTTGCGGAAGTCGCACAGCCAGTCGAGCTCACCCGAGGCGTCCCACTGGTGCATGTAGGGGTAGATGCAGACGTTCGGGTTGTACGGGTCGCAGTCGGTGCCGCAGCGCTTCCGCGGCCGCTGCCAGGGGTAGCCGAGCACCGGCTCCCACGACTCCTTCGGCGTCCACTCCGGCGGCGGCTGCTCGATCTCCTCCGGCGTCCACGGGAAGTCCCAGGCCGACCCGGCCTGCGGGCTCCACGAGTGGTTGTTCGGGAACGCGACCTCGGGCGAGACCAGTGCGCCGCCGTCGGCTTCGAGCGACGCGGTGAACGCCACGGCCTGGCGCGAATAGCCGAACGACGTGCGCATCGGGCCGGTGTAGCAGCCGCCCTCGTTGGCGTTGGCGTCGGTGCACTGTGCGAACGTCAGGTTCGGGCCGAACGATGCGCCACCGGCCGGGTTCGGCGAGCTGTTCGGGTAGCCGACGGTCGCGCCGCACACGCCGACCTGGAACGTCATTGCCGCCTGGTACGGCGGGAAGATCTGGCGCAGGACGTACTGGATGCCCTCGTATGCGAGGATGTTCGGCACGGCGAAGCGGCCGAGCTCGGCTCCGCTGTCGTGGTCCGTCAATCGCACGAGGAACGCGCCCATCAGTACGTCCCTCGATAATGCGAGCGCGTGCAGACGAACGCGTCGATGCCGGGGTCCGGCGCGGCGAAGATCAGCACGACGTCGCCGACCACCAGCGGGTTGACCCACTGCCCGCCGGCGCCCTGCTCCTCGATGTTGAAGACGTTGTTGTACGCCGCGCCGCCGCCGACCTGCGTCCAGGCGCCGTCGGCGTCCATCGTGGCCTGCACGGCCGCGTAGCGGAACGGCGGCGCCGTGCCGGACTTCGACGTGATCATCGCGAACGCGGCGGTGACGCTGCCGCCGCCTCCGCCGCCGATGCGGGCGACCGTCCAGGCGATCTCCGGGTCCTGGCGGTCCTCGACCGGCTCGACCCAGAGCAACCGGGCCGTGCCAGAATCGCCGCTATCCAGGCGCGACGCGACGCCGACCGCAATGTCGGCCGAGGTGTGGGCCTCGTCCACCATCCGCACACGGACGACGCAGACGCCATCGACGCAGGCCCGCACGATCGCCTGGTCTTTGGCGGGTTCGAGCAGGATCGCGAACTTGCCGGGGTGCGGGCTGGACGGAACGACGCCGCGCAGCGCCACGCGCTGCTTGAACTCGTCCTCGTTGTCGACGCGCTCGATGATCGGGCCTTCGATCCCGAGCACGTCGAAGCGCTCGCGGTCGGCCCCGCTCTCGTTGCGGACCAGCACGATGCCGGTGTCGCGCTGCTCGCGCACCGCATCGCGCCGGGCGCTGCGCTGGCGCTGTTGGAAGTCGCGCGCGGCGTCGATGAATGTGTTGAATGTCGCCGCCGGGATGACCAGCGGGTCGCCGCGCTTCACCTTTTGCATCGGGCCCGCCATCGCTCAAATCCCCAGCAGGCTGAAGTCGCCCTCGGCGTAAACCTTCTCGATGTAGACCGCGATCGGCTTCTTCACGAGTGCCTTGGCGGCCGCGTCCTCCGCGTCGGCGTACCGCACCCACAAATACTCCCAGCCCTTCTTCGCGATGCCGGTGATGTCGCCGATCGTCAGGCCGGTCACGTTCGGGCTGGCCGCGAAGCGGAACGTGATCTCCCAGTCGCCCTGGCCGCGCTTCGTGCCGGCCGCGCCGAGGAACAGGCACTCGCCGGCGGCCAGGCCCTTGAACGCGCCGCTGTTGACGCGGCCGGTCAGCGCGAAGAGCGTCGCCTTGTACGGCTCGGTGACCAGTGTGGCGTCGAGGTAGTGCGTCTCGGAGAAGTGGTAGACGGGAACCGTGATGTCCACGCCCTCGACGCTGTCGGCCGTGACGCCGATCGCGCCCTTGAAGTTCGGCGCGGTCTGGCCCGCCGGCGCGTAGCGGGCCACGTTCTGGAGGCTCTGCGTGATGTGCTGCGTGCCGCCGCCGGTATCGAAGGAAAAGACGCTTTCGCTGGTCGCGGGGATCGTGCCGTAGCGGACGATGCCTTCCCAGAGCATCTCGCCCACCGGCTGCACGCTGACCGTGTCGCGCGGCAGGAAGAGCAGCCCGCCGCCCCAGGGGTCGTAGAGCGCTGGCGAGTTGGCGACCAGTGCGTTGCGGGCCTCGACGTCGTCGTCCGTGCCCCGAATCGTGTAGCGCAGCTCGACCGACGGGTTGGTGCCCGTGGTGACGAGCCGGCTCTCAAACTTCTCCACGACCTCAACGGGCACTCACAGCCCTCCGCGGCTTCATGCTTCCGACACCGGCCAGAGGCCGATGCTCCCCGTCACGCGAACGTCAGTCCGCCCGTAACCGCCGCATCGGCCAGGCGCTTCGTGTGCTTGGCGATCTGCTCGGTGTTCCGCGCGGTGCGCTCCTCGGCGTCGCCGCCGAGGCCGAGCAGCGCGGCCGGGTTGAACGTGCCCGTGACGCTGATTTTTCCGGCCAGGACGTCGGCGATGCCGGCGAGCTGGTCCTTCAGGTCGCCGGGCAGCTTGGGCTTGCCGGGTGGGGCTTTCTCGGTCTCGGCCTGCTCGCGCTTGCGCTTCGCTTCCGCCAGCGCTTCGTCCAGCGCCTTGCGGGCCTCGGCGAGCTGGCGCTTCGTCTCGGCGATCTTCGCGTCGGTGTCGGAGTCCAGCGCCCGCTGCGCTTCCTCGAACTGCCGGCCGATCTCGGCGAGTGTGGCCTCGTTCACGGCGGCCGACTGCTCGCGCTCGCTCTGCCGTCTCTGCTCGCGCTCCGTCAGCGCGCCGGTGCGGCGGCGCTCGATCTCGGCCGCGCCCTCGGCGAACTCCTGGTCGGTCATCTGCTTGGCCGCCGCGGCCTGCTCATCGGTGAGCTGGCCGAAGAGGTTCATCAGGTCGAGCCAGCGCTTCGTCAGCCAGTTCTGGATGATGCCCCACGCCTGGCGCAGGTCAGATGTGAAGTTCGTCCAGGTCTTCGAGAGGAACGCGGTGGTCTCGATCCAGGCGACCTCGAGCGCGTGGAAGACCTGCTGCGCGGCCGCCAGCGCGCCGAACCACATGGCCTGGGCCGTGCCGATGAAGAAGCGCTTGGCCTCCAGCCACGCCCGATTCAGCGCATCGACGCCCTGCTGCCACGCTAACTTCAGTGCCAGCCAGAGGATCTGTGCCGCGAGGGTGATGTCGCCGGCCGCCAGCGCGTCGGAGATGCCGCCTACTACCTTATATATGGCGTCGCGCAGCCAGCGGAACTGTTCGCCCAGCCAAGCCAAGGCGTCGCCGCCGGCGCCGGTGTAGACCACGATCGCCGCGCCCAGGCCGGCCACGGCGGTAATCGCCAGGCCGATCGGCGAGACCAGCGCGGCGATGGCGCTGCCGATGATGCCCAGCGCGGTGCCGACGCCGGACACGATCGTGGCCAGTCCGCCCAGCGCCGCGCCGAGCGCGGATGCGGCCACGCCGAGCGTAATGAGCGCTGCCCCCGCGGCCGCCACGCCCGCGGCGACCTGGAACACCGTGACAACCAGCGCCTTGTTCTCCTTGACCCAGGTCATGAACGCCACGACCGCGCGCGTGACCTTGTTGGCCAGCTCGGTAACCGTCGGCGCCAGCGCCGAGCCGATCGTGAAGACCGCCTGCTTGAGGACGCGCCAAACGGTGTCGAGCGCATCCGCGAGCACGGCGGCGTCCTTGGCCGCCTGCGTGGAGACCGTCAGCCCCAGTGCGCGGGCCTGCTCCTGGAACTTGGCGAGCCCCTTCGCGCCGTCCTGGATCAGCGGCAGCAGACGTGTGCCCGACTTGCCGAAGACCTCCATCGCCAGTGCGGCGCGCAGCGTCGGGTCGGTGATCCGGCTGATACGGTCGGCAATGAGCTTGAACTGCTGCTCGGGATTGAGGCCCTTCAGGTCGGCGATGGAGAGACCAAGCTGAGTAAGCGCATCCGCGGCGCTCTTCGATCCGCCGATCGCCTCGGAGATGGTCTTCTGCATCTTGCGGATGCCGGTTTCGAGCGTCTCCATGTCGGCGCCGGCCAGCTCCGCCGCGAACCCCAGCTCCGAAAGTGTCTCGACGCTTACGCCGGTGCGGGCGGACATCTCGTCCAGGCTGTCGCCCATGTCGGCGAGCGTCTTCGCCGTGCCGAACAGCGCCGTCAGCGCCGAAGCGCCGATCGCGCCGAGGCGCGTGCCGATCGAGCGCAGCCCCTCGCCGAAGGCCTGCAAGCGTTTCTGGGCAGCACGCAGGCCCTTGGTGAGCTTGTCGCTCACGCCCAGTTCGACGAACGCTCGACCTGCGCGGATGCCCTGTGCGGCAGCCATGCGTCAGCCTCCCCGCACGCTGTTGGCCCAGGTCTTCGGCAGGTTCGGGCGCTCCTTCTCCAGCGCGGGCCCCATGAACGGGCGTGGCTCGTATCTCAGGCGCGTGCCGGCGGGAATGCGCTTGAGCCGGCGAGCGGTGGATCGCCCCTTCCTGTCGCGGCCCGTGTTGCCGATGGGCACAAGCACCGGCTTCTTCGCGACAACGCCGCCGCCGAACTCAAGGATGTGCGGCGCGCCGGTCGAGCGGCTGATCCTGGCCGGACCGACGACGACCGACTCGGTGCTCGGGTCATAGCCGAAGAAGATGAAGCGTTTGAGCAGGCCGGTGTGTGAATGCGGCGGCCGACCCGGGGGCGCAGCGCCCTTGCGCTTGCGGATGCTGTGCTTGGCCGTCGTGCGGATGAACGCGCCGGCGCGCGAGAGCGCCTGCCGCTTCGCCTTGTCCACGGCGTGCACGACCGTCTGCCGGTCGAAGAACAGGTGCTTGATCCGCATGTCGATCACGGGTTGAGCGCCCTCTGGATGCCGCTGTGGGCCAGGTTGACCTTGAGTTTGTTCGCCGCCGTCGACCAGCCGATGACGGTCACGTACTGCGTGTCGACCAGATCGCCGACGTCCATGCACTTTCCGGCGGTCGGCGAGAGCACGAGCAGCAGGCCGGTGCTGAGAAACGCCGTCGCATCGACGGTCACTTCGCCGCTGGCGACATAGCTGAGCGGCTGGCCGGCGACGGCCGAGTTCACCGCGATGCCGGCGACCTTGGCCTTGTCGACCGTCGCGTCGCATTCGGCCTTGCGCGCCTTGCCGTCCGACGGATCGAGGTAGACCAACTCGCCGGCGTTGACCGCCTCACCGGCCAAAGCACCCTGTGTCGCGCCGCTCTGAAGCACGCTGCCGCTGGTGAACGTGTAGGTCGCCATGATGAACCTCCGGCCTCAAGCGGCCTGCTTTCCGTTGCGGTTGATGCGCAGTACCTCGCGCCGGTGGCTCAGCACGACAACGAGGATCAGCGTCAGCGTCACAACCAGCGTCGCGCCGACGCCGAACTCGCTGTGGTATCCCGTTACGTCGCGCCCGACGCCGGTCGCCTCCACGCGCGCGGCCAGCGTCGTGTTGAACGCCGTCTCGATCTGGCTGGACAGCTCCGCCTTCACGCCGGCGACGATCTGGCCACTGAGCTGCTGCACATCGATCGCGTCGGCGTTGGCGGCCGGCTGCGTCGTCGGTGACGCCGAGGGCAGCGCGCCGGCGCCTGCGGGCGCCAGGTCGAGCTGCTGCCGGGATGTGCTCGCGGCACATCCCAGCAGCGCTCCGGAAAGCAAGACGGCGACGATCAGGCGCGCGGGCATGTCAGTTTCCGTCCGGCACGCGCGCCGTAATGAGGCGGCCCCCGCGCGTAGCCGCCACGGCCGTGACATCCGCGGTCACCGTCTGGCCGAGCTTGTTCGCCGCGCCGAGCACGACGACGAGCGTCCCGTCGTCGAGTCGGCCGAAGCCCTTGTTCTCGTCCGCGTCCACGTCGGTGATCGTCACGGTGACCGACGACGGCGGCGCAGTCGAAACCGCCGATGCCGACGCCGGCGAGCCCGAACCCGCGGTAGGGGCCGAGTCTTTCCTTTCGTCGCTTTGCGGCTGCGTGGCATCGTTGCTGTCTCTGGCATGCGGGCTGGTCTCCGTCTCCTCCGTGCTCGTGCTGGAGATCTGGAGCTGGCCGGCGACGCCCTCGACGCCCACCGTCGCGCGGCCCTCGACGCCGACCACCCACTTGCCTTCGAAGTTCACCGCGTACGTGGGATTGATGCCCTGCGCGCCGGCCTGGATGGTCAGATGCTCAACGCCCTGCGCGAGACCCTCGCGCACCGCGGGGATGATGGCCTCGTCGGCCAGCTTATTGGCGAAGGCCTCGATCGGCGGCTGCGGATTCAGGCTCGCGCAGCCGAGCAGGCATCCGCCGGACAGCAGCGTCAGCAGGTAGCCGATCCAGCGGTACGCCGACAGCGACGGGACCAGTGATGCAAGCAACATGTCAACCTCCTTGTTGAGACTGCGAAACTCGTCCATGAATGAACACGTCCTTCGGTACGTCCACGCCGACCCTCAGCGGCGGGATCGACCGCGCGAACGGGTCGAAATCCTTCGGCTTCAGCGCCCGCGACCGCTTCGGGTCGCGATGACAGTTGGCGGTCAGCGCCATCAGCGCGCTCATGCGGCTCCACTCGTCGCGCGATCGGCCGTCGGCCATCGCCAGCAGCTCGCGCAGCGTCAGTCTGCCGGGCTCGATGCCAACGATTCCGGCGCAGCGCCAGATGAGCTGCCAGCATTCGCGAGCGCTCGTTCGACGACCTTCTCGAGCTCGCCGCTTTCGATCCGCCGCTCGATCAGGTCGCGGGCGCGATCCATCACGTTCCACGTCGTCGCGAGCACACGCTGGAGGTTCGCCCGATCCCTCGGGCTCGGGGAAAAACCCACGAGGTCCTCCAGCAGGGCCTTGGTCGCATGCTCGATCGCGTCGCCGGCCATCGCGCGGCCGAACTCCTCGTCGCTTACGCCCTTCGCGTCGGCCTCGGGCTTGCAGACGGCGTAGACCACGTCGCACAGCAGCACCGGGTCGCGGATGAGCTTCTCGATCAGCTTGCCCTCGACGATCTCCAGCAAGTCGACTTCGAGCAGCGAGCGGACGCGTTTGATTGCGTCCACGTTGATCGCGATCGTCCAGGTGCGGCCGGCGTTGTCGTTGAAAGTCTTCATTGGCTTACGTCCATGCTCGGAACACCGCCAGCTTGGCGGTCACGCTGACCGTGATCGCCTCTTCGAGCGGCTGGCTCTGCGTGAAACTCGTAATGCTGAAGTCCGCGTCCACACCCGTTCCGCCGGCCTGATCCAGCGCCTTGAAGGCGATCAGCTCGCTGTTCAGGTAGGCGGTCTTGACGGCGGCGAAGCCGGCATCGGCCGGGTCCCAGACCATCTCGAACTCGATGGAGCACTCGCGTAGCGTGGCGACGGTGGCGCGCCAGCCGCTGTTGGCGCGGGTGGTGACGTCGGCCTCGCCGGCCTCTGCCGAGACCGTGACGTCCCGCACGTTGGTCATCTCGTTCGTCGCAGAGGATCCGGCGTTGCCGTAATACAGCTTCGCATCCATGCCCAGAATGACGTTCGGCATGCCATCGACCTCCTATCGCGTGTAGCCGACCACGAGCAGCAGGTGCCCGGACGCGCCCTGGACCTCGAACTCCGAGAGATCAACGCCTTCGAGCAGCGCCGCAGCGCCGGGCGGCCACGACGCGGGCGTACCGCCACGGAAACGCACGTTCACCGGATTCGTGTTCTTGACGCTGGCGATGATCGTGGCGTTCATCACGGTCGAGACATCCGCCAGCTTGACGTACTGGCCCGAGCCGAGGCTGAACGACTTCAGGTATACGTTGACCATCGCGCTACACGCCTCCACCGGGCAATTCGCCGCCGGTCTCGCCGGTCTCGCCGCCGGTTGGGATTGCTTCAGCCTGTTCCACGACGTATTTCGTGCCCAGCCGCAATGCGCCGCGTCCTCGAGGCCGCGCCCCAGGTGCGTAGGCGGCTACCAGGACCTTGTGGTTCGTCGTCCCGCGAACCTCGATTTCCGACAGGTCTACCGAAACGAACGCCACCGCCGCTCCCGGCGGCCACTGCGTCGAGTTGCCGCCGCGGAAGCGCACGCTGACGTTGCCGGGGTTCGTCGGGTCGGCGATGACCGTCGCTTGCACCACAGTCGGGACGCTGGCCAGCTTGGTCCACGTCGGCAGGCCCAGCGACACCGATGTCAGGATCGCGTTCGCCGGCACTGGTCACCTCCGCACCCGATACGTCACCGTCAGAACGCTCGTGAACTGCCGCCACTGCTCCAGGTGCTCGGGGGCGAACACGGGCTCATTGGCGATGCTCAGCCACGCCGCGTTCGGCGCGTCGTCCAGCCGCTTCATCCGCAAGTGGTCGGCGATCTGCTCGATCAAGCTCATCAGCGCGTCAAGCTCGGCCGACTCGTCGGCGTTCACCTTCTTCTGCACGCCGATGTCGATGGCGCAGTCGAAGAACCCGCTGTCGCGGGCCGCCGTCGTGATCGCCAGCGACTTCGGCACGACGCTGACGTGCAGCGTCTGCATGTCCTGGAGCTCGAAGACCGGCTGGTACTTCCGCTCGGCCTCGAACTCCAGCGCGAACGAGCCGGCGTTCAGGCTGGCGACGACCGCGTCGGCGATGTCGAGAATTACGCTCATGGCTGTCGCTCCAGCAACCGGTCCAGCTTCGCCTCGATGCGCCCCAGCGACTTCTCGATGGTCTCGATGCGTGTGTCGTGGACCGCGATCTGCGAGTCGTGGCGCAGAAGGCGGGCGCCGCCGGCCAGCATCAGGACCGTCAGCAGCGTCAGCACGACGCCGGCGAGCCAGGCCAGCTTCTGGCGGGCGTTTCCGTTGATGGGCGGTGCATCGACCTTCACGATATCACTCCGTCGCCACGTGCTTCGTGTGAATCCGCAGCGCCTTGCGGTACGGATCGCTGTAGCGCCACGGCGGCTCGTTGCCCGGGGCCATGACCTCGTACACGAACGTCTGCGTGTCGGCCGTCTCGCGGATGCGGTCGCCGGCCTTCGGCAGCGTCGGCGCGCCGGCCAGCACCAGGTCCGCCGCCCGCACCAGGAAGTCGCGCGACTGGAGGCGCTGCACGGCGCCGAACTCGTCGACCTGCTCGAACTCGGTACGGCCGATCGTCGCGGCGATCTCCACCGCGTCGGCGCCGCGCTGGTAGACAACCGTGCGCGTCATGTGGGCATGGCGCTGGTCGTCCAGCCACGCGAGACCTTTTTCGAGCACGTCCGGCATTGCTTACCCTTCGTCGCTGCGCCGCGTCATCGCTACTGCGACATCCGCACGCGCACCGTCGCATCGGCGTCGGCCGCGGCCTTGATGCACTTGCCGATCAGCTTGTTCGCGCCGGCGCCGTCCGTGGTCACGGCGAGATTGTTGGTGTCATCCCAGTAGGCCAATGCCCCAACGGCGAACGTCACCCCGCCGCCGGCTGCCTTGGCGAAATCGAACACGCCCGCGACCGCGAGCGAGCCGAGTGCGTTCGCCGCGATGGGCGTTTTCGCCACGCCGACCAACTCGCCCCGCACGACCACGTCGCCCGCGGCGACGTCGGCGCCGGGCGTGTAGTCGATCGACGCGCCTTCATGCACGAATGTTGCCTGTGCCATCGTGAATCACTCCTTCGTCGTTACGTCGCTTCCGTCTACGCCTCGCCCTTGCTCTTCACGCCGCCACGCGGCTCCTGCAAATTCACGCCGAAGTCGTGGTAGCCGCGCATCTGGATGCCGAGCACGGCGAAGTCGGCATCGGCCGTTTCGATCGTGGGCGACTCCTGGCCGTTCAGGAACGCGACCTCAGTCACCGGCAGGTCGGTCGGATCGGCCAGCAGATACCACGCCTTCTCGCTGTTGCCGGTGTACTGCGCGTTCGAGAGGTAGCGGCTGACCTCGACGCGGAACTTGCCCGCGTGCGGGTTGGCGATCGGGTACTTGGTCGACGCGGTCGTGTCGCGAATCTCGACCGACTTGAACAGCATCGTGCCCATGGCGCTGAGCGCGGTCGGCACGAGGATCACCGCCGGCATGATGCCGATTGGCTTACCGTCCGGATCGACCTGATTGAGGAACGCGACTTCGGCCTTCGTCAGGCCGTCGATACCGAGCGCCGTGTCGGCGCCGGTCAGGTAGTTGTTGTTGCCGGCGCTGAAAAACGCGGCGTTATTCATGAAGATCGACCAGAACACGTCGTTGATCTTCAGGCCACTGCCGCGGCCGAGCTTGCGGGGAACCGTCGTGATCGCACCGAGGTCGTCGTTGATGATGTCGCGGCGGTCGATGCTCAGGATCAGGCCGTACGTCTCGGCCTTGTTCGTGTAGCTCTGCTCCCCCAGCGTGCCGTGCTTCAGCTCGCCGCCCGGGGCGACCTTCTCGTACTGGTCCTTGCCCACGAGGCGGTAGCTGGTGACGGTCTTGAAGTCCGACACGTTGCGGACGGCGGTGATGTTCCGCCAGGTCCGTTCGACGCTGAAGAAGCCCTCCAGCAGGAACTTGTTCGCGACGTTGCTGAGAATGCCGCCGATGTCGATGGTCGAGAACCCGGCCTGCAGGCTCTGACCGAATGCGCAGCGCAGCACCTCGCGGCTGTCGCGGAAGTTCCAGCCGGTGTAACCGTTGGCCCGGGCTGCCTCGAGCAGCAGCTCCTGAAACCCGATCCCGCCCCGGAAACGCCGCGCGGCGGCGTCGAGCGTCTTCTCGTCGTACAGGTCCTCGATCTTGGTGACCTTGCCGGTCAGCATGCAGGCCGCTTCGAGCACCTGGCCGCTCATCGCGTCGCTGGAGACGTGCACGGCCGGCGCCTTGGGGCGCGACGCGCGCAGCTTCTCCAGCTCGGTCTTCTCCTCCGTCCAGCCCTCGGCGATCGCCTGCTCCTCGATCTGGGGGAACTTGCTGCCGCAGATGCGACGGATCGCGGCGATGCGCTTCGATTCGGCGAGCGCCTGCGCGCGGACTTCGGTGACCGGGTTGACGGACGGGGCGGCCTCCTTGCCGTTCCCGTCCGTCTGACCCGCGCGCGTGGGCTCCGGCGTCGACGTGGGCTTGCCCTCTTCGGTCTGCGTGACCTGCGTTTCGGTGTTGTCGTCCATGACGTCGTTCTCCTGCTGCTGGGCCGCGATGGTCGCGGCGGTGCCGCCGTCGGCGCCGAGGTCCACAAAGCTGATCTCGCCCAGCACGGTCCGGCGGGCGACGTAGAGCGGGCCTTCGAACGTGCGGCCGTTGACAGTGACGCTCTTGCCGCCGCGGACGAATTCGGCCTGCGCCACCTGGGCGCCGATCGACGCCTGCCAGGGGAAGCCGCGCTTTCCACTCGCTACGACTTCCTTTGCCGCGGCCGTCTCGCGGCTGACGACGCCCTCGGCGATCAGCCGGCCGGCCTCGACGGCGATGCGCTCGGTGTGCCCGACGCCGGCGTACATGCTGTGGCCGAAGCGGACGGGCCGGCGCTGCGAGGGAATCGAGAGGCCTTCGAGGTCCACGACCACCGGGAACCGCCAGCCCTCGACGAGCATCGGCTCGCCGGTGTAGGCCAGCATCGTGAAGCGCGGGATGGCCGGCGCGTCGCCCTCGGTCGCGAGCGCTTCGAGCGTGATGCGCTCGGCCTTGCAGGCCAGCGTCAGCCGGTCGGGAACCTGGTCCGCGTCTTCACGCGGCCGCTCGGGCGTCTTCGTCTTCCGTGACATCGCCCTCATCCTCCGTGTCGTCGTTGCGCGCCGCGGCCGGCGCGACCTGTTCTGCCGTCAATCCCAGCTCGCGCAGCAGCGCAAGCTCACGCCCGCGCTGGCGCAGCTCGCTCTCCCAGTCGAGCCCCTGCTTGGCGTACTCGAGGGCCAGCGTCGTCGTGTTGCTGGCCAGCCGCATCGCCTGGGCGTTGGCTTCCTTGGCGGGGTCAACGTGCTCGAAACCGTCCCAGAACCACTGGTGCGGGAACTCGGCGTCGCGCGTCCGCAGCGACTGCGGCAGGTAGCCCTCAATGAGCACGGCTTCGTTCAGCCACGCGCTGAACACGCGGTCGAGCACGACGTCGCCCAGGTACGCCTGGTCGATGCGGATCTTCTTGAAGAACGCCTGGTGATCGAGCCGGCCGGATGCGTAGTTCATCTGGGCCGAGTTGCCGAGCGCCACGTTGAGCGGGATCTCCAGGCAGCGGGCGATCTCGTTGATCACTTCGTGCTTGAAGTCGCCGTAGACGGTCGTCGGCTGCTCGGCCCGGACCTGGTTGATCTTCCAGCCGTACGGCATGGTCAGCCACGTACCGCGGTCCATCTCGACCGTGTCCATCGGCTCGACACCGGCTGCCTCGGCGTCGGCCGGCGCGTCCGTGTAGATGACGCCGCTCGGCAGCGCCGCCTGCTCGGCGGCCCCCAGTACCGCCAGTGTGTAGCGCCGCAGCATCGCAAACAGCGGCAGCGCCGGCGTGATCTCCGGGATGCCGCGGCTCTGGCCGGGACGCTCCGCGCGATACAGGTGAATCACCGACTCGATCGGCATGACGTCGAAGTCGGTGCTGCCGTTGCGAAACGCCGTGTTGTCGCCAGGATGCCGGCGGAGGATCGTGTACGCGACCGGGTTGCCGAACTCGTCGAAGACGATGCCGTCAACAACGTTGGCGTCGCTGCGCGGCATGGGCCACGGTGAGGCGACCTGGTCGGCTTCGATCAGCCGCAGGTCGAGCTGCACGGGCGCAGTGATTCGCGGGTTGCTGGTGAGCAGGCCGAAGCACTCGCCGCTTTCGCACTGCCCGACGCGCATCGTGCGAAGTTTGTGGGCCAGGCCGATCGCCTTCGCCCAGCGTGAGAACTCCTTCTCGACGAGGCGGTTCGCTTCGGGATCGTCGGTGAGCATCTGGAGCCGCGGGCCAGTGCCGACGATGTAGTTCGCGAGGGTTGCGACAATCCCTCGCGCGTAGCTGTTGTTCGCGACCTCGTACCGCGCCCGGCTGCGCAGGATGCGCCGCACGTCGACGTTAGCCGCGGCGTTCGCCGAAAGATGGTCAGCGTTGGCCCAGTGCCGGCGGTTCTCGTGCGTGGTCTGCGCGGCGTCGTACTTGCCGCGCACGACGGCGAAGCGCGGGCGGAGCACGCGCGTGCCGCCATCACGCCCGCCAGCGTCACCGGCCTTCCGCGTTCCGAGCTGTCGCAGCCACTTCAGCACGTCACACCGCTCCGGGCGGGACCACCTTGGTCATCTTCACGCCGAGGCCCTTCTTCGCTGCCTCTTTCGAGGCCGTGTAGCGGTCCACCTCGATCTGGTCGGGAAGCGGATGTTGCTCCACACTCCCGGCATCGCCCTGGGCGCGTTTCGGCCCCTTGGCGTTCTCGGTGATCGTCGTGGTCAGGTCCTCGGCCATCGCGTCATCCTTCGATCCGCGTCACCAATCCATCCGCCTGGTCGCGCAGCCAGCGCGCCCAGGCGATCAGCCACCACGCCCACCACGGCCGGCGGCGCGTGGTGAGCGTGATGATGCTGGGGGGGCCGCTACTCACGGACATGGTCCGCCACGCGCGCCAGGATCGAGTACGGCCGGCCCGGCTCGGCGATCACGAACTCGCGCGTCACCGGCTCGCCCTCGACCAGGTCGAGCTCGAACACCTGCGCGCCGTTGAACTGGATCGCTGCGTCAAAGTCGTTGCGGTACAGCTCCGCCGTCGCGGCGTCGGCCTGGATCACGACCGCCTGGCCGAACGTCAGCCCGGACAGCGGCGAGCCGTCCGCGTCCGTGGTGGGCGGCGTGAGCGTGAACTCGCCGGCGTGATTGGAAATCTGCTGCGCCGAGAGACCGGGCGCGCCGGGGGCCTGAATGTCCATCGTGTCGAGCGTCGCAATCGTGACCGGGCCAAACGACATCCTGTTCTCCTCGTGAGTGCGTACCAACCGGCGAAGCGACCATCGCGTCGCCACTTGCGGGAGCGGGATTCGAACCCGCGGCTCCGGCGAATGAGGCCGGCATGTTGCCGTTACACCATCCCGCCAAGGGACCGTGCGGCGTCCGCTGTTACTTTCGCCACGGAGGCAGCGCGCGCGACGTCCCTGGTGGGCTGTCGCTGATTTGGTTACGCATATGTACCTGGCGCCGGCAGACTCCCGGTTGCCGAGGCGTGTAGCCGGTGTGAAACGCAGCAAAGAAGCGCAGCACCAAGCGGGAAGGCCGAGCCCAGGCGTGGCTCGTGGGGGCTACTACGCGGCCCGCTCGTAGGTTGTGATTCGCCGCCCGCAATGCCGGCACTCGCGCCGGCGAATGATCCGCGCTCCCCACCCCCGGCGCGTGTAAACCACGCGGAAGTGCTGGCAGCCGCAGCGAGGGCAGACCAGCCCCCGTGCATCGGCCGGCTTCAGAACGGGCTGCGGCGTTTGCTGGTTCATCGCCGCGTCCCCTGGAGCGCCGATAGCCGCATCGTGGGCCGCGGCTTTGGCGCATCGCCGACCAGCCCCGGCGGCGCAGCGCCCCCCATCGACGCGGCCACGGCGCAACCGACCAGGCAATCGAGCCAGTGGTTGTCCAGGCCGTCAACGCGCAGCTTCCACTCGTCGACGGTACGGCCGCGCCCCTCGGTCTTCACCCGGTACTCGCTGGTGAGATGCTCCGCGAGCAAACGGTGCTGCTCAGGCTTGCGGCCGAACAGCGAGACGCAGCCCGGGTCGCCCATCGGCACCGCCAGGCGCGCGTGGACGAACGACTTCCAGTAGTTCGTGTCGAAGACGACGTGGCGCACGGTGCGCCGCCCGGTGATCACCGGGATGCGCCAGTTCAACCCCACGCGGTCGCCGCGCTTGCGCTTGTATTCGGCGAACGGGATTGATGATGCGCCGACGTAGCGGCCGTGGCTTGGCAGCAGCGCCCCCGCGAACGGGCTTTGCCGGCAGAACTGGTACACGACGTCGCTCGACTGGCCCCAGTTCGCGTCGATCAGGCAGCGGTCGATGCGCACCTTCGCGCCGTCGTCTCGATGCCACTCGCGCCCGAGCGTGCGTTCCGTCAGCCGTTCCAGCCCGGCGTAAATGGCGCCCTCGATCCCGGCGCGCGGCGCCGCTATCGCCAGCGTGCGGCGCACGTCCCGCAGCGTGAAATACTCCGCCTTCTGATCCGGCTCGGTGCCGTAGTCCAGCACGTACCCCGTGAAGTCGTCCTCCCACGCCGCCACGATCCAGAACAGCGCCTTACCCTGAACGTCGACGAACATCGTCAAATGCGTCGCGGCCGATGGCACCTCACCGCGGCGATGGCCATTCTGTTTCGCCATGATCTGGTCGGCGGTAAGCAGCTCGTCGTCAACCTGCTCTTCGGGGAGAGGTTCGTTCTGATACTCCGCCCAGAATGCCGCCTCGCCGCGGTCGAGCTTGAGGTTCACGGCATGCTGGACGGCGGAGAGCTCATCGGGATGGTGCCGCTCCGGCCAAGCGATAACGGCGCCGGCGTCCATCTGCTCGCGGTGTTCGCGGTAGAACTCCGTCGCGTCCGCGATGCCGCGATCGGTCTGCATGCCGAGCCGCCACAGTTCCGCATAGCGCGCCCACAGCGCCTCGTTGCTCGGGAACGCATAGACCATCTTCGTCCGCTCACCCTGCCACTGCGGGTGCTTCTCGCGGTCGAGGATGCGGTCGGCCAAGTCATCGGGTCGCACGACCGTGAGCGTCATCAGCCCGGCGATCTTCCGCCCGGGACCGGCCAGGCCGAGAATGGCGCCGGAGAGGATGCGCTCGCGCGTCATGCACTGGGACGGCGACCGCGCCGACTCGTCGGTCTGCGGATCGTCGATCAGGACGAGGGACGGCCGCACCGACGAACCGTCCGCGCGCTTGTGCTTCATGCCGCGGATGCGACCCGTGATGCCCGCGACCTTGATGATGGCGCCGTTGGACTTCGGCGAGTGGTTGCCAAGCCACTCCAGCGGCGGCAGCGTCGGCAGCACGATCTCGCGTGCGGTCCAACCGATGTGCGTCTGCTTGCCTTCATAGAGCTGCCCGGCCGAGCGCTGGTGAATGCCCTCCAGCGCGCGCACGGGACCGACCACCTCCGAGAAGTCGTCCTCGAGCAGGTCGTTCGTCTCCAGCTCGACCTTGATCGAATCGAGCATGCCGGCGGCATGCTCCTCATCGCTGCCGATCAGCGCCACGAACTCCCGGTGCCCGCATACAAGCGCCCAGAGACACGCGACCTCGCAGAGGCTGGTCTTTCCCGACCCGCGCGGCATGGCCATCGCGAACAGCCCGCCTTCGAGGACCGCCTGCTCGATCTTCGCGATGACCTTCAGATGATCCGGCGACCACGGCAGGTGGAACGTCTGGGGGAAGTATGCCTCGCAGAAGAACCGGAAGTCGCGCTCGGCGCGGGCGCGCTGCTCAGGATTTCGCGGCGGATGGACCCATTCACCCGTCGCGATGTCTCGCCCGAGCAGCGCCATTTCGCGGTTGCGCTGCGCGACGCGCTCCTTGTGAGCGTCATAGCCAGTGAGCCCTTCAGGCTCCGGACGCGGGCGGTGCCGCTCGATGACGAGCCACGCCACGTAGCGCAGCAGGTCGACCGTCCTGCCGTCGCCGATGCGGAACCCCGCGCGCGAGCGATGCCGGTGGAGCTGCCGCTCGGAGATGACCTCGCCGAGCGGCGTGCTGTTGAGTAGCCGCACAAGCTCGGTCGGCTTCAATTTGCGCGGGTCAATCGGCACGGTTGGACATCTCCCGCACGAGCCAGGCGGCATACTGGACTAGGTTGATCGTCCCATCCGCGTTGGCGGGCGCGCCCACGGCGATGTCGGCGCGCAGCATCTCGACCGTGACCACCTGGCCGCCGACGGCCGAAAGCATCCGCGCCGCGTCCACCACGGACAGCGCCGTCGGGTTCAGCTTGTTCTCCTGACCGTTCACTACGCCGCCTCCCGCCCTGCGGGCCAGACGTGGCGCCACGGGCCGCGTGGGGCCGCCCCTTGGCCGCCGTAGCGCGTCCGGGCCGCCCGCCGGCCGCCCAGGGCCGCCCGGGCGCGAATGAGAGCGCTCTCGCCCCGCATGTCGCCCGCCGGGTCGCAGACTCGGACCTTGCGCGGAGACATGCAAGGGATTCTCGGAATTCTCGCGAAGTCGCCTTGCTTTCCGGGCGCGCGGCTGGACTCATGTGGCTGTACGCACGGGGCGTACGAAGCAACGCCAAGGAGAGAACGATGACGATGAACCACGCGAAACGAAACGCCGCCCAGACCTACGCCGATCGTCGCGCGGACGTGAACGCGCTGATCGGCCGGCTCTGCGACGAGCTGGTCAAGTTCGACCGCCGCGCCGACGCCGCACCGAAGGACTGGGGTTTTCCGGGAACACTCGACTACGTGCGTACCACGCTGATCGACCTGGTCGAGGGCCTGTCGGGAACCGACCGAGCCGAGATCGAACGCGGCTTGAACCGCTAGCGACCCGAACGCGAGCGCCCCGCGGGGCGCCAGCGCCCGGGCCGCGATGGGGCGGCCGGAACCAGGAGCACGAGCATGACGAACACCACGAGCAGATTCGACGGAGCCGTACACGACGAGGCCAGCGCCGACATCGGCAGCAACCGCCAGGACGAGCGGGTGGTCCGGCTGGACCTGACGTACACGCGCGGAACCGCGCCGAGCAGCACGACGATGATCCTGACGCTCGACGCGGCCATCGCGCTGCGCAACCAGCTCGACGGCCTGTTCAACGCCGCCGGCGTCGACGACAGCAGCGGGCTGGTCGACGAGGACGACGCCTGCCCGCGCTGTGGCGAACGCGACCAGGACAGCCTGGTTTGGCAGGACGACGCGACGATCCACTGCACGAACTGCGGCACGCGGTACGACCCCGACGCCAAGAGAACGCCGCCGAAGCCCGTGGACCAGGAGTTGCTCGAAGCGGCGGCCGCGACGCTGGCGTTGTGGAACAAGCACGGGCTGGGCGATGACGACGCCGAGAGCGAGCCGGTCCACCAGGCCCTGGTGAACGCGATCGCCAAGGCCAAGGGCCTGATCTGACGCCGCCGAAAGTCGCCAAACCGCTGGCGACTCGCCCGGGCGCGTGAGACCCGGGCCTGACGAGGCAACGCGAAGGAGACGTGCATGAAGAAGAACAACGTCGATATTGGCGCGACGTACGCCGCCAAGGTGTCTGGCAAGCTGGCCCGCGTGCGCATCGAGCGCGAGAGCCCGTACGGCGGCTGGGATGCGACGAACGTCGACACCGGCCGGCGCGTGCGGATCAAGAGCGCACAGCGCTTGCGACGCGCGGTGAGCGACGCGAAGCGCGCCAAGGCGATCGCGGCGGCCGACCAGGAAAACGCCCGGCTGCGCGACCAACGCGAGCGATCGCCCGACGGCATGACCAACAGCGAACGCGCGATGGCGCAGAGCGCCGCGGCGGGCACCGTCGACGCGGGCGGCACGACGCCGCTGGAGGACCTGCCGGACGGCGAGGCCCGCGACGCCGCCTACGACCCCGATGTGTGCGCGACGGTCGGCTGTGACCGCCCGGCCGCGCTGACGTACCTGGGCCGCCCGCGGTGCCAGGAGTGTTACGAGGACGAAGTCGCCGACGGCGACGAGAGCAGTGAAACCCCCAACCACGAGGAGATCGAGATGGCAAAGGCCAAGAAAACGACGAAGAAGACCTCGACCAAGACCACCAAGGCCCCGAAGTCGGCCAAGCAGCCCAAGGCCGCGAAGCCGAAGGCCGCCAAGCCCGCCGGCGAGGCGAAACCGAAGCGCATCAGCGCCCTGGACGCGGCGGCCGAGGTCCTGCGCAAGGCCGGCAAGCCGATGCGCAGCCAGGAGATGATCGCCGCGATGGCCGAGCAGGGCCTGTGGACCAGCCCGGCGGGCAAGACGCCGCACGCCACGCTCTACGCCGCGATCCTGCGCGAGATCGGCGCGAAGGGCGGCGAGGCCCGCTTCCGCAAGACCGACCGCGGGCAGTTCGAGTACGCCGGCTGAAGCGCCGCACATCACGCTCCCCCTTCCGACGCCTCGGCACCCGCCGGGGCGTTGCTTCGGCCGGAGTTCAAGAGCGGAAGCGGGTACCCGACTGACGGCGCGACGGCCGCGGCGAACCGCAGCACGGCCTCGTCGATGTCTCTCACTATCGTGTGCGGGCAGACATCGCAATTCCCGTCACACGTCCGCGCAATGTGGTAGCCTGGACAAAAGCGCATCTTCATTTCGTCGTCTCCGCAGTTTCGGTGCGTTCCGCCTTTCGCCCGGTGAACTTCTCCCAGCGCTGGACGATCACGTCCGCATACAACGGGTCGAGCTCCATCAGGAACGCACGCCGCCCAGTCTGTTCCGCCGCGATCAGCGTCGAACCCGACCCACCGAACAGATCGAGCACGTTCTCACCGGAACGAGACGAGTACTGCATGGCGCGCAAGGCCAGCTCGACCGGTTTCTCGGTCAGGTGAACCATCGATTGCGGGTTGACCTTCTTGATCGACCACACATCCACCGCGTTGTTCGGGCCGAGAAAGACGTGCGCGGCGCCCTCACGCCAGCCGTAGAAACACCACTCGTGGTTGCCCATGAAGTCCTTGCGGGTCAGGACGGGGTGCTCCTTGACCCAGATGACCGCCTGCGAGAAGTACAACCCGCAGGCCTTCAACACCGGCGGGTAGTTGCCGCAGTTCGCATAACCTCCCCAGATGTAGAACCCGCGCCCCGGCAGCAGCACGCGGGCGATGTTGCCGAACCACGCATGGAGCATGCGCTCGAACGCTTCGTCGCTGACAAAATCGTTCGCCAGCGGGCGGTCCTTCGGGCGCATCTTTCGGTGAGTGGGATGGGCGACCTCGGGCCGACGGGAGAGATCGAAACCTTGGTGATGCGTCAGCTTGCCGTCGCGCCGCGCGTCGGGCGCCGAAAACGATGACAGCCCGGCCGCGATGGCGTTGTTGCTGCGAGGTTCGACGCGGACATTGTAGGGTGGATCGCAGCAGCAGAGATGCACAGGCTGCCCATTGAGCAATCGATCGACATCGGCCGCCGACCCGCTGTCGCCGCAAAGCAGCCGGTGCTCGACGCCCTCCGCGTTGCGCAGAATCCACAGGTCGCCGCGCTGCGTGACCGCTTCGTCCGGCGGCTCCGGCACCTCGTCGGGATCGGTGAGGCCGTGCTTGACGCCGGGGTCGAGCAGCTTCGCGAGCTCGTCCTGGTCGAAACCGAGCAGCGACCAGTCGATGCCGGCGCCCTGCAACTCTGCCATCTCCAGCGGCAGCAGTTCCAGGTTCCACTCGGCCAGCTCCGCAGTTTTGTTATCCGCAATCCTATACGCGCGAATCTGCTCGGCCGTCAGGTCGCGCGCGACATGCACCGGCACCGTCGCGAGCCCGAGCTTCTGCGCCGCCTTCCAGCGTGTGTGGCCGCAGACGATCACTCCGGCTTCGTCCACCACGATCGGCTGCCTGAAGCCGAACCGCCGAATCGACTCGGCGACCGCATCGACCGCGGCGTCGTTTACACGCGGGTTCTTCTCGTACGGTTTGATCTCGGCCAGCGGCCGCGACTCGATATTCATGCCACACCCTCGCTGCCTGCGCAGGCCATCAGGTAGGCCCGCTTGGTGATGTCGATGAGCTGGTCGTCGGAGAGCCGGAGTTTCTTGGCGAGCAACACGCCGCGGGCCATCGCCATGAGGACGTCGGTCTCGGTGGCCATGCCGCTCTGCGGCGGCGACCGAGGAGTTTCGAACGGCCCCAGCGTTTCACGGATGTTTGCCAGCGTCTTTCTTCCCAGGGTCCGTTGCCGCAACAGCACACGATCGTGGGTCCGCCGTGCTTCGCCCACGGTGTTGAGACCAAGTGCTTCCAAGCACCGCAGCGCGCGATTATTCAGATCGGGAACGTGGGAGAGCGGCGTGTCGTCATTCATCGAGCACCATCCTTGGCATGTGAAAACTCGCCGGCCCGGCCGCGCGGCCAGGCTCGCGGCACGCGACCCGTCGCCAACGGGCGTGCCGGGTAGTAGGCCGGTACGACCCTCCACACCCGCGTCGCCCACGTTGGCCCCAAACGCGCCACGTCGCGGCCCAGGGGGCGGGTCGGACAGGGGAAAGAAACTCTGTCGGGATTGCGAGCTGTTGCCGCGGGCGTCGGCAGCCGTTGTCGGCCCGGAAGGAACCATGCCGCCCGAACCTCGAGCGCGAACTCGAAGCGCGCGCGCTTCCACTTCCCGCGGCGAAGCGTGAGCGCTCGCCGCGGGGGGGTATGGGGGGGTGCGCGCGCTTCGGGTTTGACGGTCAAACCTCGAGCGCGCCGGGCCGAACCTCGAGCGCTGCCCGAACCTTGAGCGCAAACCCGGAGCGCTCCAACTTCGCTCGCGCTTCGAGTTCGGTTTCATTCGGACACCTCCTGCTGACGCCGCGCGTAGCCCACCGGCCCGCCTTGACCCGGCAGCTTCGCGCGATCGATCAGCCCGTTGCGTTCGCCGATTTCGAGGAAGTCGCTGACGCGGCGCCACGAGAGGCCGGGCACGTCGGTCGCACGCTCGCGAATCTCCGCCTTCGTCGCGGGCTGCTCCGACAGGAACGCTTCGACGAACCGCTCGACGCTCCACGCAGGTGGCTGGGGCGGTTCCTTGGAGCTCGCCTTCGCCCGCTTCGGCTTCTCGCTCCTGAGCAGCGCCGGATCGAGTTCTGGGTCGGGCTTCCACAGCGGGAACAACCAGCGCAGCGTCATCGGCTCGACCGGCGGCCACGACCGCACGGCGGCTTCGAGCACGACCGCGCCGGGTTCTTCATGCGGTCGGAGCACGAGATGCGTGTCGGTCGCGCGGCTCTGACTGCCAGCGCCCGCGCCGACGTCCGTGACCGCCTTTGCGGACTGACTGCCCTTCGTGGCGTGGTGGATCAGGACGAATGAGCAGCCCAACCGTTCGGCCAGCGCATCGACGTGGTTGTAGATGTTCGCCATCGTGCCGTTGTCGTTCTCGTCCATGTCGCGCGGCATGAAGCGGTAGAACGCATCCAGCACGACCAGCGCGTAGCGGCCTGGTTCGATCGACTCGAAAAACTGCCGCATCGAGAAGATGTCGCGCAGTTGGCCGCGCAAGCTCTGCACGTACACGGTCTCGGCAATGTCGTTCATGCCGATGTGCAGGCACTCGGCGACCTGCGGGATGCGGTGCGCCAGCGTCTCGGCGTGCAGCTCGTTGTCGATGATCAACACGTCGCCGGCGACAGTGTCGAACGTGTCGAGCCACTTGCGACCTGTGGCGACCGCCATCGCCAGCGCGAGCACGAGCCAACTCTTACCCGTCTTGCTCGGGGCGATCACGTTCATCGTCTCGCCGCGGCGCAGCAGGCCCTGAATAACCGCTGGGCGCAGCGTCCGATGCACAGCCATCAGCTCGCGTACGCTGAGCGGCGTGGGTTGAGCGGGTGGGCCACGGTCCTGCGCCCAGTGGTTCTCGACGACGGCGACCGAAACGGCGTCGGGTTCGTAGCGGGCAATACTGGCAGCCGTGCGCTCAACTTCGCGCAGCGGCAAGGGCGGCGCACAGCGGTCGGCGTTGGCCTGCTGGAGCGCGGCAAAGATCTCGGCCTGCGACATGCCGACCCGGCGCATCGCGCCACCAAGGCGCGCCAGCGTTTCGTTGCGCTGTCCCTCGGGGATCGCGTTCGCGGGTGTGCCGTTGCTGGCCACGCCGTTCGTCGCCGCCAGCGCGTCGAGTTGCTCGACCAACCACGTCGGCGGCTCCGGTAGCCGTTGCTGCGGCACGCTGAGCTCACGCTCGTCCTGCCAGTGATACGGCTTGCCCTCGACTGCGGACGGTGCCACGAGTACATAGCCGCCGTTGGCACGCGTATCGACGTGCGGAGCAAGCCGGCCGGCCGTGCTGCGCCACGCCCGACCACCGGGCTGCCGGAAGTAGCAATGCCGGCCGCCGCGCGGCGTGAGCGACAGCGGGGCGACGTTGAGTTCGGCCAGCTTCGCGGGGTCGTCAGCCAGCCAGGCGTTACCGTCTCCGTCAATGTCGATCACGACCAAGCCGTCGGTGCGGATCGCGATGTTCGCGTCCGGGTATTGCGTCCACCACGCCGTGATCTGCTCGGCATCGGTGGTCGCTTCGAGCAGCCCGTGCTCGGTGAGCGGCGCCTTGCGTCCGAGCGCGCACGGGAACACCGGGTAGCTCAGTTCGGCGTACCACAGCGCCGCGTGCAGCATGGGGTGGTCCGCGCGCGTCATGTGGGCGGCCCCCCGTTGATGATCAGCACTTCCGCGATGGCGCCGTTGCGCTGATTGCGACCGGTCTGCTGCAGCCAGGTCCAGCGCGGCTCGGGGTAGAGCTCGCGGATCAGCGGATGATCACCGTAGCGCACAACGACGCGCGCCCGATTGAATCTGGCGAGCGACTCCGCAAGTCGCACCTGCTGCTCGAGGGTGAAGGCGTGCCGGTATTCCTCGCCGGCATCCGGCCACGGCGCATCGACGTACAAACCGTGCCCGTCGGCGTCGCGCACGTTGTCGAGGAACTCGAAAGCGTCGAGACAGGTGAACGACCAATTGCGCAGTGCCCGATGCCAATCGCGCAACGACTGAATCGCGCTGCGGAATCGCACGGCCGAGTCGCCGCCGCTCGATGTCCACCGCAACGAGAGCGATTGGTCGAACTCCCCCTGCTTGCCGGCGTGCCCACCCCGCCCCATCCAGCACGCTGTGAAGTAATCCGTCGCCCAGGCGACGTCCGGCGCGTCGCCGAACTGCCTGGACTGCTCCCGGTCGCGGCATCGCTCTTGCGCTTCAGCCGATTCGTCGGGGTGGAAGAGGAGGGAATCGAGCTGATGTACGAGCTGCTCAACCAGGGCGTCGTCCCTGACCACGCGCGCGAGGTTGATCACGTGGCGGTGCAGATCGTTGGCGACGCCGGCGGCAGTCTGGATATGCGGCAACTCCGGACATCCGCCGGCGAACGGCACGCCGCACCAGCGCAGCCGCCCCAGTGCCTTGCCGGCGCTCTGGGCGAGCATGCGATTGCCGCCGAACCACTGCGCCAAGGTGTTGATCCGCATCAAAACGGGACCTCGTTCTCATCGATTGGGGGTACGTACTCTGGCAGGTCTTCCGACGACTCCGGTCGCGCGGGCTTTTCACCCAGGCGGTACGCGACGATCCGGTCGTACTTGTCGCCCGGTTTGTGCATCACTGTGATGGCGAGCGTCGGCGCGAGCGCGCCCATGTCGGCCAGCTCGACCGCCTGCTCGATGTCGTCGGGGACCGGCTCGTTGCTGCGCTGCCTCCACCACGCCACGGCCTTCTGCCGTGCGTAGCCGTCGTGCTCGAAGCAGACCCATTCGGCGATATAGTGGTTGAAGCCGATGCGGTAATCGACGCGCATGGTGCGTGGAGCATCCGGCGGCGCGTCGCGCTTCACGTGTACGGCGTAGAAGGTCTCCTCGACTTCGTACTCGGCGCGCGAAGGCTGATCAGAGAGGATGCCCTCGCTGGTTGCCATGCCATCATGGGTGCGTCGCTCGGGCGGCGGAAAGACGTGACCGCAGGCGGGGCACTGTGCGTAGCCGGCCGCGATGATCTCGTGACACTGCGGGCACTCCTTCGCAGGCGCAGGCCCGGTGCCGTTCGAACCGACGCCGTCAACGCGGAGTTGATCGACGGGTCCGTGGCGCATGACGTTGCCGCCGAAGTCGAGCACGAGGCAGTCGGTCTTGCCCGGGTGCAGCCGAAAACCGCGACCGACCATCTGGTAGTACAGCCCGGGCGAGAGCGTGGGCCGGACCAGCGCGACGCAATCGATGTTCGGCGCGTCGAAGCCGGTGGTCAGGATGTTGACGTTGCACAGGTACTTCAACTCGCCGGCGCGGAAGCGCCGCAGCGTCTCGTCGCGCTCGAACGGCAGCGTTTCGCCGCACACGAAACCACATTCGGTCTTGTGCCGCGTGCGGAGCACTTCGGCCACATGTAACCCGTGCTTCACCCCCGAGGCGAAGATCAGTACCGACTTGCGGTCGGCGGTGTGCTGCACGATCTCACGGCAGGCCGAGAGAACGAGGTTATCAGTGTCCATCAACTCCTCGACCTCGACGGCGACGTACTCACCAGCGCGGACGTGGAGCTGGTCGGTGTCGGGCTTCACAGAGCCGGCCTTGGTGCGCAGCGGGCACAGATAGCCTTGGACAATCAGCTCGCGCACGCCGACTTCGAAGCAGACCGCGTTGAGGATGTTCTCCGGCGAGCAGATGCTGCCCGACTTCATGCGGAACGGCGTGGCGGTCAGGCCGATGACGCGCACCAGCGGGTTGGTCTGCTTCATGTCCGCCAGGAACGTGCGGTACATTCCCTCGCCGTCGGGCGGAATCAGGTGGGCTTCGTCGACGATGATCAGGTCGACGGCGCCGACGTCGTCGGCCCGCTCGTAGACGCTCTGAATGCCGGCAATCGTGATCGCGTAGCCGAGGTCGCGGCGCTTCAGTCCGGCCGAGTAGATGCCGACCGGCAGGTCCGGCGCGACGAGGTGCAGCTTTTCGGCCGCCTGCTCCAGCAGCTCCTTCACGTGCGCGAGGATCAGCACGCGCCCGCCCCAGCGCTGGACCGCGTCGCGGCAGATCGTCGCCATCACGGGCGTCTTGCCGCCCGCGGTGGGGATGACGACACAAGGACTGTCGTCCCGCGAGCGCAAGTGGTCGTAAACGGCGGCGACTGCCTCGACCTGGTACGGCCGCAACTGGAGCGCCGGCGACGATCGGTGCGAGAACGGAAGCGCCTGCGTCACGCCGACACCTCCGTTCCATCCGGCAGGATGCAACGATCATCCATGATCGGAATCGTGTAGAGCGTGTCGCTGCGCCGGCCCAGGTAACCGAGGATGAACGCGTTCACCCACTCCACCGGCCGACCCGTGCCGTAGAGCGGGACCGGCTTGCACAAGCACCCGGCGCTGCGGGCCTGAATGACCGCACCGGGCGACCAGATGTTCTGAATGATGCAGGCGTCGGCTCGATGTGTGTGACCGTGAATGACGCTCTTGCCCTGGCTGATCTGGAGGTGGTTCTTCGTCGCGTGCCGGGCGTAGGACCAGCCATGCACCGCGATGATGCGCGAGTTGATCGCGTAGTGCGGATACCGGGCCGTGGCTGAGCCGTAAGGCACATAGGTGAACTTCGACCGATCCCGCGACAGTTGCAGGCGCGGCGCGAGCATCGAGTACGCTCCGCGCCCCTCGGCCGTTGCCGCTGCCCAGCGGTCGAGCCGGTATTCGTGATTGCCTTCGATCATCACGAGTCGATCGCAACAGTCCTGCAAGAAGTCGAGCAGCACGTTGGCCATCTTGAGGTCGTCGCGATAGTTGGACTCGGGCACGCCGTACGTCGGTGGATGGGTGGAGAACTGGCCGCAGTCCAGGAGATCGCCCAGGCAGATGATCAAGTCAGGCTTGATCTGCTTGGCCACGCGGTAGAAGACCCGCACCGCCTTCTCGTTCTGGTGCGGGATATGCACGTCGCCGAAGGCCAGCATGGTTGTGCTGTGGCGCTTGGCCATCACTCTTCCCCCGCGACCATCGCGGCCGTTCGTGCGTAGCCGGCGATATCGACCAGGTTGTCGCGCTTGTGGTGATGGCTCTGCCGCGCCAGCTTGATGGCGACCATGCACAGCGGGATGTCCATCGCGCTGATGGCCTGCCCCTCGCGCAGCTTGCTGGCGAGGATGCCGGTCCACATGTACGCCGCGCGCCCGAAGTCATCGGCGGGAGCGCCGTATTCGGCACGGCGTACTCCCTCGGTGATGCGCTTGGCTTCGTCGAGAATGGACTCGTCAGGCAGCGGCTCGACGACTCGCAGTCGATGCAACGCGACTGCTGCGGCGGGCGTATTCTCCAGAGGTCGAAGCGTGAACGCGTCGATGATGGTGCAGCCGAGCTCACGGGCAACGAGGTACTCGAGCTTGGCGCCGCGCGAATCCTCCCAGCCCGGCAGCATCGCGATCGCGTCGCACTGGGCGAGCATGGACAAATCGAGGCGCAGGTACACCTCGCGCGGCAGGTCCTTCCGCCCGCCGAAGTTCTCTGCCGGGTTGAGCACCTTCCAGCCGGCTCGTGCCAGGCGCTCGGCCGCAGCGTGGAACGCCGCGAAGTTGCAGTCGGGATAGCCGGTCATCGGTCCGGCGATGTAGACGCGTTTCGGTTCGGCCTGCGTCATGGCGCGGTTCTCCATGCTTTGCGCGCGGGATCAGTTCAGATTGGGGCGCTCGCTCGTTGGGAACGGCAGCGGTTTGCAGGTCCTGTCCGCGATGCGCACGATGACTTTTCCGCCGGCGACGACTTCGGCTCTCTCCAGCAGCAGCCACACGATCTGGCTGTCGTCCTGGAACGCCCCACCGTGCTGGAGCGAATCGCCGATCGCCTTGAACGTGTTGTCGACATCGCGTTTGCGCCGATCAGGCGGATAGAGCTCGACGTGAACGGCCAGTGAGCCGGCCAACGGCGTGACGCCCGCGGCTTGGAGGATCGCGCCCACCTGCTCGCGGTAGGCGCGACCCTGACGGCTGATCAGCATCCGGCCACGCCACGTGCGCCAATAGTGGTTGACGCTCGGCGGCCAGGGCAGCGTGATGGTGGTCATCCGTGACCTCGCGAATCATCCATGTTTCCGTGCCCCATCACGCTGCCCGACCAGACGTGTGCCGAGCCGACTCACGAAGTGACTCAACGCTCCCGGCGCGGCGCGCCGTCGGCGCCCGCGTCGCGGCCGCGTCCTTCCTGGCTTTCTGATCGCGTCGCCACTGCCAAATCCGTTTCCTTTCCTCTTGAGCTTCACGCCGGTTGGGGAACTCGGCACGATGCCGGCGGGAGCGCGTCCAGGCGTAGTAGCCGTCAAGGCGGTCAGTGCCGCGCCAGTAGTCGAGATAGACGTCGCGGATCGTGAAGAACACGCGCCTCGCGCCGTTCTTCAGGTGCTCGACCACCCTGACAATCCGCTCGTTGGGGTTGACGATGTCGGTACTGGTCATGGCACACCTCAACGCTTCCACGGCGGAGTGCCGTTGTTGCCGGCGACCGCTTGCGGCCGCGGCGCGACGGCGTCCCTCTTGGCATATCCCTTGATGACGTTTCCCATCTCGCCCGTGTCGGCGCGCTTCTTCTGGCCGACTGTGATGACGAGCGGGATGTTGTGCAGCTCGACGCTGTCCTTGGGCGCCGGCACGCCGACCGCGCGGCAGATCGCCGACAGCTCGGCGCGGGCGATCTTCACGGTCATGGCGTTCGGGTTGTCGAGGTTGAGCCGCGACCAGACCAGGCGGTCCTTGTACTCGCCCTCGATGATTTGGAACGTGAACTGCACGAATTTGCCGGAGCCCGACTTCGTGGGCTTTTCCTCGCTTTCGGTGATCACGGCCAGGTATTTGCCAGCCGGAATGGCCTCGAACGCGAAGTTCGGGTCGACGTCGTTGGCGTTGAATCCGTTTAGTGTGGGCACGTTCATTCTCCTTGTTCAGCAGGCGTCTCGGTCATGGCCAGCGGGTTCTCGCCGCGCGCGAATGCGGCGTAGAGTCGATAGTCCAGGGGAAACTCGTCCGGCAGGCTCAGGCGGTTCTTCGCGACGTGCGCCGGACGCTCGGTCGTGCGGATGATGCGCTCGCCGGTGCCGATGCCCTGCACGCGCTTGCGATCGAACCCCTCGTTGGTGGTCTTCGTGTGGATGCGGTACGTGGCGAAGAAAACCTCGTCACACCATTCCTGCACGAGCGCCGAGGCAAGCTTCTGGAGGCGCGGCGAGTAGCGGTCGTACGTGTCCGTCTCGGGATTGGCGAAGCGCTCGATCTGGGCGTGGGCGATCAGGATGACGTTCATACCGCGCTCGTTGCGCAGAGCATCGAGACCCTGGAGCACCTCGCGCCAGTTCGTGAGCGCGAAGACGTAGCCTTTGCCGTAGCCGATGTCCTCGATGCTCTCGACGCCGCGCTTCTGGCAGACGTCGGCCCAGATCAGCCGCTCGAGCCAGTCGAGGCTGTCGACGACAACCGTTCGGTACTCATGCGGCTCGGTGTAGAGCTCGCCCAGCGCCGCGATCGCGTCGGCGTACTTGCTGGCGACGGGGAATCGCTCGCACTCGATGTTGCCGAGGCCGTCTTCGGTCTGGATGAATACCGGCCGGTCGGCCATCGAGCCGAACGTGCTCTTGCCGACGCCGTGCACGCCGTACATCAGCGTGCGGCGTGGTGCGGCGACCCTGCCCCGCTGGACTTGTTCAAGCAGTTTCATTCAGTTCTCCTTGGTACGCTTGCGTCGTGAATCCGGGTCCGGGGCCGGTGCAGGGAGTCCCGGCCGCGGCGGGCCAACGGGAGGAACGGGGAAGTGGGCTGCGGCCACACCATCCGGCCCCGGGCCCGGACTCACGATCAGTGGTTTCCGTTCAACATCGCGAAGCCCTCGGCCAGCCGCTGATCGAAGGAGCGGTGGTTGCCAGACTCCGGCGTTTCGGGGTCCTCTTGCCGCAGCGCGCGTGTGTTCGCGGCGTCCACGTAACGCGCCCCGCATCTGTCACAGAGGCGACGGCCGCGCCTGGGTACGCGCCCACACTGAACACACGCGCGACGCAGCCTCCCGTCGGGACCTTCGACCATCAGACTTGCCATTGGATTCCTCACAGTCGATCGATCACGCGCAGCGACTCGAAGCGCGTGAACCAGGCGCCGCTGCTGCGGCAGCGCCGTAACTCGTGCATCGCTTCCTCGTTCTGGCGGGACGCTTCATCGAGGACCGCGGGGGCGACCTGCCACACGCCGCAGCGGAACGGCTCGCGTTTCTCGACGGCGACGATGTGAACGGGCAGGACGTGGCCGGCGACGACGGCCACGAGCGCGCGATAGAAGGCGACTTGATGGAGATAACCGAAGGCGCGCATTGCCATTTCGAACGAGTCGAGCTCGTCGGCGGTCTTCAGGTCGACGATCCCGCGACCTTCGATGGGGTTGATCCAGTCGATGCGCGCCTGGCACTGGAATTGCGCGTACGCGCCGCGCACGACGCCCTCGGCCACTCCCTCAGCGAACAGCTCCCGGGCGAAGATGTGACCACTGACCGACGCCGCCATCTGCTCGACCAGCGCAGCGTGCGCGTCGCTGAGCACGGGCCTGTTCTGCTTCTCCGCCCATTCGGCGAACGCCTTCGTCTGCGAGCCGAATGGCTGGCCGGTCTTGGGATTGATCGGCCCGCCGACCGCGAACTCGCGCTGGTAGCGCTCGCGCCCCTCGAGGATCAGCATGTGCGCCGCCCGGCCGATGAGGTACGCGGTAGTGTCGCGCTCGGGCACCAGCCCGAGTTCCTTCTTGCGGTACAGCAAGGGGCACCGCCGGAACTCGGCCAGGCCATGCGCCGTCAGGAAGTCCTTGCTCTTGGCGTGATAGACGTCCGCGGGCTCGCGGATGAGATGTCGAAGAACCTGCTCGAAGGCCATGCCGCCTGACTCCCGTGCGTTCGGCGTTGCCGCCCGCACGAGAAACATTCGTCACCGAGCCTTCGCGTTTGACCCTCTCGTCGAAAGTCATATGTCGGACACATGTCGGACACGTGTCCGACACATCGCTGACATGTCCCCGCCAGACCCGGACACCGTGTCGGACACGTGACTTTCTACAGACACATTCAAAGCTAGAGATATGTCCCCGGCGTTCGAAGCACGATCGCGATTGAAACGCCGAGAGCGTCTCGGCGACGAGACAACCCCGCTGAACGGGATCAATCGCGATGAAGAGACGACCACAAAACCGCTACGACGGAGCCCTGGAGAAATGGAAAGTCGACCTCGCCCTGGAGCGCATGCAGGCCTATCGCGTACCGCGTGACGAATGGCCGGACGTGCTCCAGCGCCTGGTCGTGGAGATGTTGCAGTTCCGCTTCGACCCCCAGCGCGGCGTTCAGGAGTCCACCGCGCTGACGCGGCTCATCAACTACCAGATCACGTCCCTGATCCGGTCGCGACAGCGCGAGCGCGACCGGATCGAGCGCTACTGGCACTGGACGAATCAGAAGCAGCGGATGGTTTGCCACGAGACGTTCGGCCTGCGGGCCGACGTCCAGGATGCCCTCGCGCAACTGTCGGAACGCGAGCGCATCGTGGCCGCCCACCTGATGCAGGGTGAGTCACGGCGGCAGATTGCCGAGCGCCTAGGGTGCAGTTGGCGTGCTGTGGACCGCGTTGTCCGGCGCATTCGCGAGCGCTTCGAGGCGCTCGGGCTGCGTGGGTGGGTGCGCGAATGACGGCCCGCCGGCGGAACGCGGAATCTCGGCAGAATCGCGCTTGCCATCTTCGCGTCCACGAGGAAAGTGGACAGCCGGCGGGTCCGCGCCGGCGGCCGCTGTCGGCGGCGTGGATTACCGACGAGCTGCTCGCGGAAACCCGCCGCGTGTGGTCGCGACACCTGCGTCGGGACGTTCACGACGAGGAGGCGATCGAGATGCTGATCAACGTGCGGAACGCGGCGATGGCGATCCTGGGCATCGGAGTGGACGAATGAAGGTTGTGATCTGGGCACGGGTATCGTCGCGCGAGCAGCGCGAGGGCTATTCGATCGACGCGCAGCTCCGCGCTTGCCGGATGCGGGCCGAACGCGAAGGGTGGACGGTCGTCCGCGAATTCGCCGTCGCCGAGTCGGCCAAACGCGGGGCCGAGCGCCTCGCGTTCAACGAGATGTACGACTGGGTCCGCCGCAACGCCCGCAAGGAGGGGATCGGTGCGGTCCTGGCCCACAAGCTCGACCGCATCTGCCGGAACATGCGCGACGCTGTGCGGATGCAGGAGCTCGAAGACAGGGCCGGCGTGAAGCTCGCGTTCGTGGACAACCAGTTCGGGCCCGGCGCGGCCGGCACATTGTCGTTCAACGTCATGGCGGCCGTCTCCCAGTACTACAGCGACAACCTGCGCAGCGAGGTCCTCAAGGGCAAGGACGAGAAGGCCCGCCAGGGCTGGCTCCCCGGCGGGGCGCCATACGGCTACATGAACGTGGACGACCGCAACGAGCCGATCCAGCCGCACCCGAAGGAGGCCGGGACGGTCGTCCGAATCTTCGAGCTGTACGCCCGCGGCGACGTGACCTTCGAGTCGATGGCTGAGACGCTGCTGAAGGAAGGTCACGTCTACCGGCCGAGCCAGCCGAAGTTCTACCGCACCGCGCTGTCGTATATCCTGAACAACCGCTTCTACATCGGCGAAATGAAGTGGCACGGCGAGTGGCTGCCGGGCAATCACAAGCCGCTGATCGAACGAGCCGTGTTCGAGCGCTGCCAGGACATCCTGCACGGCCGCAACCGCCGCACGGGCAAGCCGGAGATTCCGCTCTCGGGCGGTCTGTTCACCTGCGCCCACTGCGGCAGCGCGATCACCGGCGAGCGCATCCGCCGCCGGCTGCGCGCCGGCGGAGTACGCGAGCACCTCTACTACCGCTGCGCGAACAACTCCCCCGATGCCGACCACCCGCGCGTGCGCTGGCGGGCCGAGGACCTCGACGAGGCCGTCCGCGCTGACCTCGCGACGCTGGTCCTGCCGTCGCGCGAAATCGCCAACTGGTTCCGAACGTCGCTTCGGGCCTCGCTCGAGGATGTTGCGTCAACCCAGCGCCGTCAGCGCCAAGCGCTTCTCAAGCGGCAGTCCGAGCTGACCAACATGAAAGACCGCCTGCTCACCGCGTACCTTGCCGGCGCGGTGGACGCGGGCGACTTCCAGTCGAAGTCGACCGACCTGAGCGGACAGCGCGCCGAGGTCGAACGGGCTCTGGAGCGTTGCGGGGACATCGACGGCCCGCGCGGGGACAACGGCCGCTCGCGCGGGGACATCGCGGTCGCCGTGTTCGACTGGTCCCAGCAGGCCCCGGCGGCGTGGGAGCGTTCAAAGATGCCCCAAAAGCGCGTGATCCTCGACGCGCTATCTTTGAACCGCACGCTGAGCGACGTAACTCTTTGTCTGGAAAAGAGAAAGCCGTTCAGCTACCTCGCCGAACGGCCTCTCGTACAGTCAGATCGG